GCTACCAGACGCGTCAGGAGCGCCTACAGCGACCGTAAACCCGAAAACGGTACAAAGTACTAGCCCAATGATTTTTTCTGCAAAATAGTTCATCGTTTCTCCAAAGGTATGGGCACGCCCCAACTGGATGCGTGCGATCTGAATGCGATTTGTCCCATTAGGAACTTGCCCGACTCTGGGCTAGAAAATATCTGAACCAAGATTTCTTGGCCGTTGTCCATCACTCCCGTATAGACGCTGTAATCAACTATCTGTGGGTCAGTCATTGCCTGTCCTTTTGTCGGTACTCCGACCCTAGAACATAGTTGAAGCCTTGGGTGGGATTTCTCCGAACACTTTTAAGAATGCGGCTTTTACCCAGATTACCGAGTCAGCGGCCTGTGGAGAAATCTCAATATGGAACCACCGACCGCCAGGTGCACCTGACACAGTTTTGCTGTCGTAGTTCTTCCAAGACTGTCGGTCACAGCGCCACGCGCGACCGAACTCTTTAGGAAAATAGTCAATAACCATCTGGATGCCCAGATCGTTGGCGTTAGCAATCATTTTGTCAATGAATGCCGATGCGTTTTTGCGTGTTGCGTTTGGGTTCTTTTCGGTTGTCGTAAATCCAGCATCCCACGCTCGACCTGTTGCATGGACACTTAGGGTTCCTGGCTTCCCTTTGACGTCGCGCTGGCCCCAACTTCCAAGATTGACAAACGCGCCATTTGAGTAAGCAGTCACTTGCTTTATGAACTCGTTCATGCCGGCACGGGGCGCTGGCGATGCGCCGTCTGCGTTGCCTATATAGTCGCGTGCGTTTGGCACGCCAGCCTTAGCCTTTGCTACTGCCACGACCAAACTTCATGTCTTTAGGATTGAAATAGCGCAACGCTGTTGGGCAAACCGCGCCGATCGCAGCTGCCAACAATGCGGATGGGTCGGTGTTGCCTGTTACCGCGAGCGCAACAACGGCAGCAAGCATTGAGCGACCGTATGAGGCGAGTAAGGCTTTGTCACTTGGTTTCATTGGTTGGCTCCTTCGGTTTAGATTTTAGCCCGTTTGAGGCTACAAGACCTGACAACGTGCCGGTCATAAATACGGTCAACGTGGATAACAGGTCTATGAACGCAGCGTCATTGGGTGATTGATGACCGATTGGCTGGGTTACAAACATCAGCGCATATACAAAACCGAGCACCGTTACGGCAAAGACGCTGGCAAGGATTATTCCAACGATCACAATTAGTCGAGCGTGTAGTTCTTCAGGCTTCAGTCTTGGTCTCATAAATCAGGTCTTTTGTGCAGGTGCCAGATGGGTTGCAAAGCGGAGGTTCGCATTCTGGTTTCTTCCAGTTTGCTGCGTCTTGGCACGGGTAACGATATGAGCCGTCATAACTACAGCCAGCGCAACCCCACAAGACGACCGCAATTAGCGCGCCGTAGCCGATGAGGTAACGCCATCGCATTACGAAAGTAGAGCTGCTACTTCGTCGGCAGTTAGTCCAAGTTTGGCGAGTTTTGTAATTGCGCTTTCACGGGCTGCTAACGCGTCGGCAATGGCTTGTTCCTGTGCGTCGGCTTCGGCTTTTTGCGCATCAAGTACAGCGGCTTCTTCTTTGGTAGCGTTTCGCACTAAATCGTCTATTTGTATTTTGTAGCCCATAATTTTATGTCCTAACTGTTTCGATATCCGTAAACGCGAATTGTGCCGCCAGTCATTGTGACACCGCTACCAGCGCCGATTGTAAACGCTGTATATTGCGTTGAATCATTCAAATATCCACTATTGAAGCCCGCCAGACCACCAGTTGCAGCAGCAGCGAAATTGTTTGCGAGTAGGGTTCTTTTTGCCAAGTTTGGATTAAATAGATTCACATTGAGCGAAATTGTGTTAGTTGTGCCGTATCCCGTATCAGACCACGCAGTCGCATTTGCTGAGGCTAAGCCGTTCACCGTATTTGATCCGTAAGATCCATAAACTAAAAATCTGTAATAACCTGTAGCGGTACTACCTAATGTGATATTCAAAGCAGCGCTATCTGTGCTTGCAACTCCGCCGCTTGCTGTAATCAAATAGTTATCGTAAGTTGAACTAAATGCGTCAGTAACTGTGACGCTATTTACTGCAGTACCGATAGTTTGTGCTTTGATGAACACAAGACCTGGCGTAACACCGACAGGCTGCCAAGTTGCGCCGTCGTAGTATTGCGTTGTGTTGCTGTCCTCAAGGTAAGCAAACTGACCCTCTGCCAAAATCTTTTCGCCTGTGCCACCAAAAGCCGCGTCGCGCTCAACAGTCGTTGCAAAAACGTTGATGCCAGAGTTTGTAATGTTCATGTCCGCTGCGGTTAGGACTTCGCCTGCCACATAGACGGGGACTGTAGTAACTGCGTTTGCTCCCATAGTGTCTCCTATCCTAAAACATTAAACTGGTCAAGTGTGCCATACGTCAGGTTGTCCAAAATCAGCTCGTAAATAATGACAGTTGGCGAAGTTGAGTACAGCACACGGTGGCCTGTGGCAAAGTCCAGGTAATGCTCAATGCCTTCCACGCTTAGGTCTTGTGCCAACTGGGTTGTGCCAGCACCGCTCGGGAACGTCTTTTCTATTGCGATTGTGTCGCCAATTTCTACCGTGGCCAGCGTGTCCTTTTGGGCGTCGGTGAGCATTAGGAACTTGGTTTCTACAGATGTAAACCGTGGTTCAGGTGTTGGATTTAAGAGGTAACTGGCAGCTGCATCTATAGCGGTTTGCTCATGAAGCAGGCTGTTAAGGATGCTGCTTGTCTGAATAAAGTATTCCGCTATAGAACCTGCGTTGGTCGCTGTTGCAGTTTTGCCGTCCAGTCCTGTAATTACAGACCTGTTAATTACCTCGTTCGCCTCAAACGAAATTCCGAGACCGTCGTACTTAATTTGAGTTCCATCGTCATGGAAGTCGGCTACAGACGGGCTAAGGGTTGTTCCAATGCGTTCCTGAAATGTGAGCGTGCCGTTTCTCGACATAAACACACGCCCAAACTCTGCGGTCTCGTTAATTTGCGTTATGTATTGCAACACGTTTGTGCCGGCAGGAACGGTGTACGCCGAGTCATGGCCAAGGTTGACTGTGCCTGCAGCAATGTTGCGTTGCAGGGCAGGGAACGCAACTTCTGGTAAATCAAGCACGCTGGTAATGCGTTGCCCTGATGTTTGCGCGCTGACGTTAAACTCGTTCATGTAAGTCTGTGCAAGCAAATAGAACTGGTCAGCGCAATACACGGTCACGGTGTCTAAACCGCCCAGCGCAAAGTTGTAGTCATAGTTAACGACATAACCCGAAAATAGGTATTCAGGTGTGTCGGTCTGGTCGTAGCGGATAAGCTGCACTTTGCGCATCGGTGCAAGACCTGGCTTAGATTGCGGTGTGTCGTAGAACGGGCTGTTGTCATCAAACGGGTTAAAAATGCCGTCTACGTCGCGGATAGTAAATGTCATTGTGCCAGCGCTGAACTGATCGCCCACATCTCGACGACCGCGCCTGACTTTTACGTTTGTGCAATCTGCCATCACGTCGGCATATTCGGTGTTGCCGTCAAGCACAAAAAACGTGTTGTCAAGAACTCCAGATGTCACGTTGTCAAGCGTGAATGCGTTGACAATAAAACCTGTTTCTATTTGCAGGTCATAGTTACCTGAATCAACGACCGCGACGCCTGGCATCAGGCAATGTTCAGAGCCAACGGCCCTGCACTCCGTGAGTAGGCGCGCAAAGCATTAACAACAGATTCACCGATCTCGGCGCTTGTGGCAAGACCGCCAGTTACGTTGATAGTTACTCCGCCACCTGTGCCCATGCGATCTAATGGCACTACGGCTTCTGGGCCTGCTTCACCGATTAATGCCAAGGTAGGTGACGACACGATGCCGCCATCAGCCAGTCGAGGAATGCTCATACGTCCAGGTGCAGGCGTATTTGATGTTTTGCCAAGTTGTGGCACAGGAACAGTTGGCGCTTTTGGCAAATCAGGCAACAACGGAATTGAGTTATACGCGCTAATGATTGCGTTAACAGCGCCAATCGCGGCATTGACCATGCCGGCAAAAAACCCAATCACGGTGTTCACGATTGCGTTGATACCGTCACGGAACCACTCAAACTTGTTGTACGCGGTTACAAGACCAACGATTAGCAATGCGATGCCTGCCGCAATAAGGCTAAAAGGGTTTAGTGCCATGGCAATGTTCGTTGCCACAATCGCCGCGGCAACTATGCCGATAGCAGCTGCAATTGCCAAGAATGCTTTGGGGTTGTCTTGAGCCCATGCAGCAAACTTATTCAGCACAGGTAAAACGGCTTCAAGCACAGGCAACAATGCTGCACCGATTGATTCTTTTGTTTCGCCAAGTGAATTGGTTAAAATCTTCATTTTTCCTGCAGCGGTTTCGGCACTCTTTGCAGTTGCGCCACCAAAGGTTCCGCCGAGCACGTCCATAATTTCGTTTAGGCTTGCGCCTTCTTTAATCATCGTTGCCATTTCTGGGCTCAAGGATCGCAGCGCCTTAAAGTTGCCTTGGTAAGCCTTAGCAAGCGCGTCTGCAACCGTGCTTGAATCGGTTTGCAACGCTGTACTGATATCCATGACAAGGTTCATGTCCTTCATGGCAAGATCAACGTCTTTTGTACCGCGCACCAAAGCCTCAAGGCTCTTGCGATATTCGGTGTCAGCAATGCCAGACGCTCGAGACATTGCGCTGATCTGATCTTCAATCTGTGCGGTCTGTGCAGCACCTGCGCCAGTCACATTTTGCAAAGTAAGCGCTAATGCCGCCTGTTCCTGCTGATCTTCCATTGCGGCTTTGGTTGCGTCACCAAGCGCCAATGCCAAACCGCCAAGCGCTGCAGCTGCTGGCACCGCCGCTTTCTTAATCGCAAACTGGGCTTTCTCCGATGTTGTTTCTAGTTGCTTGAACTGGGCAATAGCCTTTTTAATCCCTTTGCCGTCAAACTCTGAAATGATCGGGATATTGATTGCCATTATGCGGTCTCTCTGTTCGCTTCTTCCATGACGCGCTTGACCAGTTGCTCCATCTCGGACATGACATCAGTTTGGCGTTGCTCGTACGCTTTCCACATTACTCGCGAACGACTGCCATAGCGTGCAGTTAACGCACGGCCAAGCGAGCCAGCCATAGACGTGTCAAACATGGTGCCTGTTGCGCCTTTCCATTGAATAGCAAACGTGCCCACATTGGTTTTGTTTCCGCTGTATTCCTTGATCGCTCGAGTATTGATCTTGGCAGCGATCTTTTGTTTCATGCCAGGTATCCACGGCAAGATCTGGAAACCTGATCGGGTTTGCCAGTTGCGCGCCATACCAGACAACGGGACGCCAGTAGGCACAAGTTTGTTTGCATCGTCAATAACAGGC